GCTGACATGATATATGTTTCAACATCACTCTTTGGCAGTTGTGCCGGCAAGTTGTTCGTATGTTTCTGTAATGTATTTTCCGTCATGTATTTTCTCCTTTAACAGTCGATATACAGCATCCTTAGAATAGTTCCTTTCTCTTGCGTTCACTGGCAGGGAGTATTTCCCCGTAATGAACTCCGTCGATATTTCTATCCCATGAATGTTTTGGTGTGGCATAATCAATGATAAACTCGCCGGCATGAAGTCCTAGTGCACGCACAAATTCAATTACAGCTTCCCGCATATCTGATTTTGTTCTGCCGTCGGGAATGAATATCTGTATCCTCCAGAATGTTTCTGATATGTTGATCGGTTTTTCTTTATTTATTTCTATTTTTTTGCCTTGTTTTAGTCCTTCTGTATAAACATCGTTTATTTTCTTGATCTCGTCCTGTAGTCCCATGTTAGACCTCCGATAGTGCTTCTAATTTTTTGAGGAATTTCTCGAGCTCTTTTTCGCCTACTCCGCCGAGCATAACGCTGTCGGTGATTGACGCTTGCAGTTTATCAACTTTGGCCATAAGTGCCATGCGCTTTTTTTCTTTGTTGGCGTCCATTGTATCAACTTCTTTGTCAAGCTTTGCTTTTAGAGCCTTAAGTTTTGGATGGTATATTGAAACTGCGTTGTAGTTGTTATAATCCATGATCTTGAAATTTGTTAGGCTCATAATAAGAGCCTTCATTCGGCCATTGTCAATCTCATCGATTTTTGTTTTGTAGCTTGGCTGGTAACACTTGTCATTATAATTGAATTTTTCGTTTATGTCGTGTCGTGTTTTGTCTGCAACTTGCTGTACTCTTTTCTGCATGTAGCGTTTTTGATGAATGTTCATTTATCTTTCTCCTTTAAGTTGTGGGGACCACGGCAGGTTTCAAAACAGCTTTCCGTTAGATCGTACCTCTCCAGTCCCCGATTGTTTTTAGCTGAAATACCTATCGAGTTCGTCCAGGATTTTCTTGTCGAGTGCTTCTATTTCGACCATGAGTTTTGCCGGAAAATTTATCTTTTTGTTACCGTACTGAGTGTTGAAAAGTTGTTCGGCAATTTCCTTCGTTCCGTTCATTACGGCAAACGTACCGCTAATCTTCTTTTCGCCGTCAATGATTTTTACTCCCCATTCTTTCAAAATAATCATAGTTTTCTCCTTTAAGAATTGTGGCGGCTCGGTGAACTCAGTGGCGCACATGCTCTCTATCAGGCTGATTCCTGAACTGCCTCACCGATACTCACACCGTCGGGTTAGTGTTACCAGCTGGAATGATAGTCCATTTGTCCTCCTAGTTAAGTGAGATACCAAGAACGTTCATGGCTTCGCGTTCAAGGTCAATACGAATATCGGGTTTATGTGATTGTGCAATGGCGCTGATTGCGTTTGACCATCGCCAAAGTCCAGGGGCTTGTGGAAGTATCTGCGCTCCTGCCGTTTGTACCTGATACAGCGTTGCAACCTGTTCGGCTATGTCTTTCCCTATTCCGCGCCGTTTAAGTGTCGCGAGGGCTTCTTTGACGCTGATCGGCTTGCCTGCAAGTGCCGGAAGTTGTTTCTTTACCGCGTCAATGTAATTTGGTGTGGTGTTTATCATGTCTTTGATTGCGCTGGCTACCGTTTTCGTATCGAGTTCATGGGTCTGTTGAGAAAGAATCATGCTGTCCTTATCTTCCATGTCGAAGCGTCTGCCAAGATGTACTTTTCGCAGCATTTCAATTCCGGTTGCCAGGTTTGTGCAGATAACACGCAGTATTCCAAGGTGCATGGAATTTGCAACTCCGCCGTAATCGCCCGTAGTGATTGTCAGGGTAAAAACAATGTATTCATCGTGTACCAATTCAAAGAGTTCAGGCATTAACATGGTTATTTGATACCGATAGCTGGTGTTATGACCGACCATAGGCACAAAACCCATTCTTAGGGCGCCATGTACAAACTCTTCAAATATTGGCGAAGCGTCCATGCGTTTAAATGACGGCGAAAGCCAGCCTTTAAGTTTCTTATTGACGGTTCTGAAAAGGAGTCCATCTTCCGCCATTCTGTGCGTCATAGTATCGAGGTTGTTTTCCAGCAAGGCAAATTCGCCAAGTTTTAGCAGCTTGTCTCCGTATGCTCGAGGGATTGCAAGTCTGTCGTACATTTGCTGTTCAGAGTGGTCAGTCAGCTCGAAATCGCCAATGTCTTTCACTTTGATAAGCAAATCTCCTCCGCTTATTTCTTGTCTCTCTCCTTCCTTGTAGCGCGGCAGAATATCGTAGTTTATCATTGCCGGCTTTACCATGATGTCTTTGCGTGAGTTAAATTCTGCCTCGATATCCATCAGGGTATCTTCGACGTTTGATGTTCCTGCATCGATAATGCTTTGTAATTTCTCTTTTGCTCCTGTCATTTTCTCTCCTTTAAGCACAAGGCTTTATATTTTTTCTTTGCTTCTTTAGCAATGATCTTCGCGTATTTTTTACGTTCTTTTATTGCTAAGGGTTTGCTTTTGGTTGCATACCAAAGATTAAACGGAGAATCTGAAAATGAACATGGGACTCCGTTTTCTTCTTTGTCTTTTTCATCAGGTTCTCCCCATAGGTCAATCATTATACATTCGTGGCATCCTCTATTTGGGGTGGAGGTGGAGAATGTATATTCGCAACAAGGGCATTCATTAAAACATAGATTAACGTCGCCTCCGTTCTCTTTCCATTCAGGCCAGTATCGTTTAAATTGATTACCTGTTTTTGCGAGCCATTCCCATAATTTCCAGCAAAGAAAGAACGCTGTTTTTAAATCGAGACCATTTTTTCTATTCCATTGTAAGATCATTTTTCCTCTCCTTTTTTATTACCGCAATTTTTATTATGCGGCGATTTTCTTTTCGTTTTCGATTGGTGCTAGCTTGGAAATACAAACAAGGATGTTGGGGCAGGTGTAACAATCTGCATTAGGGTTTAAAATAGCAAATGTTGTTTGACAATATTCCATAGCTTTTCCCCCTTAAATATTAGGAACCCAAATAGCATGATCAACTCCCAAAAAATTATAGCTTCAAGAACAGTATGAAGTGAGAATAGTTTGTGTTTTTTTTCTTTTTTCTCTAGCCATTTAATGTAGGCGTGAAGGTCTTTAGCGTCTCTCATGGTATCTCCTTTCAGCTGCGGGCTTCACGAGTTATCCCGCGTACCGATATTTAATCTCGCGGTGACAAAATTCGGTCAATCCGTCGGTATAAGGTTTTTATGATCGTTTTAATGCATAGCCAAGCATTCTGGCCCTGAGTGCTCTTAGGTGGGTTTCAATTTCGTCCAGGGTATTGACAATGGATATTTTTACCGGCTTTGAAAGGTTTTTTACAGTGTTGATTTGACAATGGGTTGTACAGGCAAGTCCGGTCAAATAATGAACTTCTAGAGATTCCTTGTATATTTGAAACTTGTCTGTTGGCAAAAGTCTTAGGTTGAGGTTCATATTTTCTCCTTAAGAAGTCGTTTCGGAATTGCCGAAATCGGTTTCCGAATGAGTCCCTGGTCGCTGTCACACCATGTGTGATGTTTTCCGGACGTGATGCTGACTACGCGGATAAGTTTGGCTTTGGGCTTTATTGTCGGTATCTTGATCTTTGGTAATGCGCCGGCAATCATTTTGCTCATAAGCCGAATGTACATCTGGACTGCTTTTTCGTTTTGTTTGTTGGCCATGATCGTCCTCATTCTTCTTTCTTTTTTATTTTGTATCGGCGAATCGAAAAGGACTGCGATTGATTATAACAGCACCGCGGGTTGCCTTGCCTTTGTTTTTATTATAACGGTTCTGTCGTTTATGAAGTGACACCGATATTTTTCAATGTTTGTGTTTTTTACGATACGGATTTGGCGAATCATAGACAATTCCTTTCCTTTGATTCTGTACCGGCAGCATTTATCGCCCGACGGCGAATCGCAAGAAAACCGGCGGGCGGAGTAAGTTTTGGCTTTTATCATTAACCGATTCAACGGTTCACCAACCGCTTTGGCGAGCGAAGCGAGCGAAATTTTTTTTTTGAGTGTTAAAGTTTTGACGGCTCGGTGTTTTGAGCCGTTTTATATGGTGGTTTAATATGGGTGGATTTCGCAAGGGATATAATGCCCTTTTTTTGGATTGGGGTTTTCATAATATCCGGCTGTGTAAGTGATTTGCTGTGATGGTTGGCTTTTATGCTTTGTTGTTGAATATCTTTTTTCCATTCTGCGAGTGGTGTTTATCTCTGCGTTCGCAGACGTTCTGATTCTGTCCAGCGTGATGGCGAGGTGGGTTCGTTGTTTTGCTGTGGAGTGGAGAGTTATTACGTGCGTGTTGTTTTTTACGGTGATGGTCGGGGGGGTAAAATTTTGTTTGTACCGCGGGCAGCGGCTGTGTTCTGGTTCGTGTGCGTTATACAGTTTACATGAGAATTTGCCTGCTATGGCATTACAAAACGTCTGGTTACAAGGGATTGATTCAGAGTCTAAAGATTCAAAACCATACATATTGGCTATGTCTTGCTCCCCTCTTTTGTCGTCGTCGTATATCTCTACAGGCATGTTTAGCGGGTCTTTTTCCGTGTCTAAAAATTGGTCGATACAGAGTTCAATGATCTCTTTTGCTTCCTCTGACGCTTTTCCTAATACGCTTTCATAGTCTTGTATTGCTTTTTCGATTATTAATTGCCTGTGGTGTAATAGCATTTTTTTCTCCTTTTTTAGAGTAGCTCCCTCTCTCCGAGGGGGCTTTCGCAGCTGATAAGCCCCCGAGAGAGAGAGCGTCAAAATTCTCGCTTTTCGCTTTCGACGGTTAACGGTTTAGCAAGGCATGACAAGTTTTTGTTCTCAAGGTTTGCTGGCGTGGCTTGCCGTTGGCTGTCGAGAAAAGAGAGAATTTGACTACCTACAGGGTTCAATTAGTAGTCGTTTATTTTTTTCTCCTTTGGTTCATTTCAAGTGGCAGGCGTTTTACCGCCTGCCATGAGAGGTTTGCGTTAGAATGATTCTCCTTCGGAAAGTTGCTTGTCGAGTTGTTCGTTGGTGAGTTGTCCGTCGTTGTTTTTTGCATTTATCATCTTTCGTGTGGCGATGAGTTGCAAGATTTCAGTTTCGGCGTTCTGCAGCGCAGAGCGCTTTTTCTGGTTCTCGGCGTCGAACTGAATCAATCTGCCGTGGATAAGGTCATAACGCTTATGGACGGCAAATAATTCGCAAATTTCGTCGAACGTAATGTCGGGTCCAAACTTGTCGTTGAAAACCCTCTGTGCATACTTTTCGCCAAGAACTTCGCCGTAGGTGGAGATCATGGTCTGGCGTGCCTTTACGAATGCTTTGATGGCCGTGAAGGCTTTATTCTTTGAAACTAACGGCATGTACTTTGGTACTGCGGGAAACTTTGTGATGTCTAACATTGTGATTCTCCTTTGACATTGAATTTTAACTACGAGTAGGCGAACTAACCAGCCCGCCCGAGACTCACCAACCAAACGGGCGGGCGACGGAAGCCATATGAGCCGAGGCTGGCAAATGAGCCGTTGTTCTTCCCTGTCGGCGGGGGCATATCAGGTATTGTCTTTAACCTTGTATTGACTATGACTAGCCGTGGCGGTAGTGGCTATGTGGCCTCTGACCGTTTTCTCATTGGTCAACAAGGTACGGACGGTGGTTCTAGCCGAGGCAGGCGTAGTGAGCCAAGCCGAGGTGGTTGTCGTTATGAGTGTGAACCGATGGTGTTACCCGGAAAGGCATCGGGACGTGGGGTTGGTGGAGTCATCGCCCCGCTTGATTTCCCACCCCAAAAAAAAGAGTGGTACGATTTTGCTTGACAGAGCGTACATTCTTTGGTACGATTGCCATCAATATGGAGAATCGGTTAAGCGATTTAGAGCTTATAGTCGAGCAGTTAAGCGATACTGCGACGTACAAGGGCAGGTTAATACGGGACATGGGCCGTGAGGAGTTATTGGAGCTTATAGTCGAGCAGTTATTGGAGTATCGCAAGTGTTTGAGGTATGTGGATTGGAGCAGGTTTTGTGATAAGAACGAGGTAATAGATGTCGAGTAATTTTCATAGTGATGGTCGGGTAGGTCTGGAGTGTGCGAGGATGTTTGCGAAGATGATGGCGGAGCTCGAGCTTGCCAAGCTGGACGAACAGGCCGCGACCGTCGAAGGGAAGATCATAGAGGCATGTTCGCAGAAGGACATCAAGTAATGGCAGTCATAAGGCCATTCGCCAACTACGAAAAGTTCTGCTCGAAGCTCGTTATCCAGAGCAAGGAATACGGCAGCGTGCCTCTAAGGTTTTGGGGCACGCAGCGCCATTTCGCCACGGAGATAGAGAGCGGGCTGGAGAACGGGATACATCATTTCGTAGTGCTCAAAGGCAGGCAGGGAGGGATTACAACAGCTGGTGTGGCCATAGTGCCATACTGGCTGTTTCAGTATCCGGGCATACAAGGCGCATTCATAACCGATACGGACTCCAACAAGACGTATTTCAGGTCTATACTGAACGGCTACCTTGATTCCCTGCCCAGGAACATGAAGGTCCCGGTGCTGTCGCATAACAGGGAAATGCTGGTATTCAAGAACAAATCCCTCTTGACGTACCTTACTGCCGGCACAAGGAAAAAACGGGAAGGAGGAGAGCTTGGAAGGGCTAAAGGACTTAATTATCTGCATTCAACCGAATGCGCTTCCTACGCAGATGAAGATGAACTGCTATCCCTTGTCGATTCGCTTGCGCAAATCTATGAGCATCGCCTTTACATCTTCGAGTCCACAGCTCGTGGATTTGGAGTCTTTTACGATATGTGGGAAGATGCTAAAAAAGCTCACACTCAAAAGGCTATATTCATCGGATGGTGGCTTAAAGAAATTTACCAATTTGCGAAGGACACTCAAATCTATCGCGTGTATTGGGACGGCAAGCTGTCCGGCGAGGAAAAAGAGTGGGTCAAGGAAGTAAAGGCAGTCCATGGCCATGAGATCACCGGAGAACAAATGGCATGGTGGCGGTGGATGCTGCACGAAGAGAAACACGGCGATCTTAACAATATGTATCAGGAACATCCGCCGACGGCGGACATGGCGTTCGTCGTAAGCGGGTACAAGTTCTTTAACTCGACGCTCCTCACGAAAGCGTTTAAACATGCCTTGAAGCAAACGTACAGGAGCGCCAGATATACCTTCGGGTCGAACTTCGAAGATACCATGATTCATCCTACAACGAAGGTAAATGCCGAGTTGAAGATATGGGAAGAGCCGGTAAAAGGAGGTGTCTATGTCGTCGGAGGAGACCCTGCATATGGACTTAATGATAAGTCGGATAAATCAGTTGCGGAAGTCTTTAGGTGCTATTCTAACAGACTTGTGCAGGTCGCAGAATTTTGTGCTCCAGGCATTCGAACAGATCAATTCGCTTGGGTCCTTCTTCACCTTGCCGGAGCTTATCGCGGCTCGATGCTTAACGTTGAGCTTACGGGACCTGGCTATTCTGTGCTCAATGAACTCAACAACATTAAAAAATCATTTAGGCACATTAGTAAAACAGATGGAGGCAAAATATGGGACGCGCTATCCTGCATGTCATGGTTCCTCTACTCGCGCGAGGACTCGATCGGCACGTCATTCGCCTACCACTCGAAAACGTCGGGCGAACAAAAAGAGAACATGCTTAACAGAATGAAGGACATGTGGGAGCGCGGAGAGCTTATCATAAACTCCGCAGATATGATCAGCGAAGCAAAGTACTTCGCAAGGGACGGCAACGTGCTTGAAGGGAGAGGAGGGGCCAATGACGACAGGGTTATAGGCGTTGCGCTCGCGGTGCTGGCCCATATCAGGTGGAAATGGCCTGCACTTATGAGATCAGGACAGACGTATGAGACGGTATCAAAACAGGAAAAGAACAATCCTAACGGGATACAATCGCTGGTATTAAATTTTCTCAAACAACAGGGGGTGAAATAAAAATGGCTGATACATGGGTAATAATACTTATCATAGCTTCCGCGTGCTTCGCTGTGTGGGTTATTGAAAAGTTCAATCACCGGAAAAGGGAATCGGAACAGACAATGCGGATGAAGCGGGTAGTCCAGGCATTGAGGGAATATGACAAAAAAGGAAATAACTGATGCGCTGGTACGATTGCACTTTGTGGGGCTATGGTCGATATCTGCGCTTGCAGCACAAGCAGCGCTGTCGAGAGAAACCATATCCAGAGCTCTATCCGGAGACATATCGGAGCAAACGCAAGTACGGCTGGCAATGGTACTTAAAACTATTTCGCCTCATGCGCCCGCAGTGGCTCCGCCGAAAAGGAAGCCGGGACACTTCAAACGCTACCTGATACGGTATTACAATCTTGTACGATGGTGCGAGATACTTGAACACGAAGGAGTGAGAAAAAAATATGCAATCCCCAAAAAGTCCAACATGTCAAAGGACGAGGCAGGCTTCATCTGCTGCAAACTTGACTATATTGCAAAACGCTATCTCATGGATATTTTCGGAACTGAGTACAAGAGACGGCGCGGAACGTTTGGAGATTGTTATCCATTCGAGCAATGGGTCAAAGAGCTGGCCAGGAAAACTCCAACCCATAGGCCCGAGCTTCTTAAAAAAATCCAGGAAAGGAAATTCAAATGACACTAGAAACCTTAACAGTATGCTCTATCATCGGATGGGTCGTAACTGTAGTCATGTTCATCATCGTGTTTGTCTATGTGAACATCTGCGAGGATGGTCTTTATCTTAGAATAAGACATGAGGAGGAAAGACGGATAGATGAAGTTAGAATCCTTGAAATAGCAATCGCAAACACTGCCGCCAATACGGAAAAGATGTATCCGTTAAGAAGTGCGCGGCACTATCTTGATATTACGCCTAGCAAGCGCGTAGAGATAAGCAGGGTAGTCAACCTTCTCATGGAACATCTAGGAGTAGTGTACGAAGAAGAAAACACCGCCGACAAAATTGTAAAAATTAAAAAGGAGGAAAAATGATACCAGAAAATAACAAGATCGCGGTATTTACAAAGTTCGGTATATTCGCCGGGCTCCCTATGTACACCGATGGAAAGGTTACGGGGCTTAAAGATGCCGTCAGCATGAAAGACTTGCCGCTTCCTGGCCCTCAAGGAATAAACCTTGTTACGGTCGGGACGATGGTGGGAGACTTTAGCGAATTGCCCGAAGATAGAATGATAGCCGTACTGTCCGAGAGGAACAGCTATTATCTTGAATGGGTGAACGTAACGTCTAACCTTGTAACGGCCCAATTAGTACCACAACAGCCCCAAGGACAACCGCCTATGAATCTGTTTGACTTTACCAAGAAGAAAGGAGAAATATCACAATGACGAGAGAAATGGAACGGCTCATCAGGAAGATCGGCAGGAAGATCAAAGTTATGAAGTGGGTTGAGATCGACAAGCTCGGGATTAACCGCCAGATTGCGCTGCGGCTTCGCAGGGGCGAAACGCCGGCAATGAGAGAGCTTACAGTCGAGCGCGTAGCGATTGCTTTGAAAATTGCTTAACAAGAACGCAACAAGCATACTGATCGTACAAGGTTACGTCATGGCGATACTCAAAGGGCAGACGCTCCTGAACTGCCCCACGTCAGGACAGATATACCTCAAATGGAAAGATGCTCGCGTGCCGCCTGCAGTCAAGGTCGGGAAGTATATTACCGTCTGCGGAAAGCTCATCACACTCGACCTTGGGCGTTCCTTCCTCATGGTGAGGGGCGAACTTCTGCGCCCCTCTAGCCTGAATAACATCAAGAAGTATATCTCCGTACAAAGATAGTACACGTTTTTTTATTGACTGTACCACGAATCTTATGGTATATGCGCTACTAGTGTGTCACTTTTACCACAGGAGGCGTATATGCCGGTAATGAAAGAATATCTTTGTATCCGTTGCGGAGAAGTAGAACACACCCTTCCAGTATGCCCCAAATGCGGGGCCACAGAACCAAATCTCAAAAGACAATTCAGAACACCAATCCAGCTCAAAGGCGATATGACAAAATTCAAGGACAGGAACATTGCTGCTCTTGTCGCGTCAACCGGCCTTAAAGATTATTCTAATAACGAGAACACAAAACATACACGCGACACAAAAAGTTTATGGGGCGATAAAAAAGAGTTCGCCAAGGTACTCGCAAGCAACCCTTCAATGTTCGGCGGAGTGAAGGTTGACGAGACACGGAAAGTACTTAGCCAGATAGGAAAGGTCACCAAAATATATGACACCCGGGACATAAAGAGTGAAAATTCCCAAAGAGCCTAACGAAAGAGAAGCATTTTACGTTGACCTTATCACGCGATGTTTCGCTTCGCGAGAAGATCGCAAGAACCTCTATTCCGTCCTCAAGAACTACTACCTGTATGGCAATCAATCACTCCCTCAAGCGGTTGATTACAATAAACTTTATGCCCACATCGACCTTCTCTCCTCATTCCTTTTTTCAGGCGAAACCACAGCTTTTGTCATAGAAACATCCGTTGATTCAGATAGCCAGGACCCCATCACAGAACAGCGCAAGGCCCAGGTAATACTTCCGAAAGTGGTAGAGAATTGGCATGACAGCAATCTCGACATTCTCTTTAACGAAGCATTGAATTGGGCGCTGGTATATTCGACCATGTTCATAAAGCTCGTCCCGTATGAGAATGCGCGTTTTGGGGCTTATCTTGTCGAGCCTCAACTTGTCGGCGTGCTTCGTGAAGATGTGCCTATGCTCGATAATCAAGAGTGCGTATGCCATGAGTTCTACATGGGAGAGTCTGAGTTCAAACGAAGGATAGAGAAGTTCGGAGAGGAAGAAAAGACACGCATAATGAACGCAATAGGGGGCGGATTCAGCGAGGTAGAGACCGGCGGAGATACCCTTCCGCTGCCGGTAGCGAAGCTCATTGTTACCGCTACCAATCCCCAAACTGGCGGAGTACAGGGGCAAATGTCAAACGTGACCGCAACGTATGACATGAACCCAAAGATAAACGAGAAAGTGCTCGTTTGCCATGAGCTTATGGTCTATGACGATGACGCGCAAGACTATCGAATGGTCCTCATGGCCGATAGCAAGGTTACGTTCTTCGATGCTATGGAGAACACTTTTGTCCCGAACGAGCTCCCCCTGATCAAAATAACCCCGAACATGATAGCGAATTACTTTTGGGGTAAGACCGAGCTGATGCACCTTATCCCGCTCCAGGAATGGATGAATACAAGGGTGCAGGAGATACGCAGGGTACTGGCAAAAATAGCCGACCCGCCTCTTGCCGGCATAGGAATGTCAGGCGTGGTGGAAGAAAAATGGCTGGAAAACCCTGGGGACAGGATTGCAACCGATATTCCTTCGGGCAATATCCTCAATTTATTCCAGGCGCAGGCCGGCGACCTCTTTTCCGAGCTCAAAATGATAGAGACAATGTTCGACGAAGTATCGGGAATCAGGGAGTTGATGCAGGGAAAAGGCGAGAAGGGAGTTCGCGCGACCTCACACGCAGACCTTTTGGTAAGGGTTGGAAGCTCCAGAGTGAAGAAAAAGGCCGCTATTTTGGAAGATTCAGTCGAAAAAGTGGGCTCTTTGATACTTGCCTTTATGCGTAAATATGACCCCACCCACTACGAATTGGACGAGCCAAAGGGGTATAAATTCACCGCCAAGATGCTTTCAAGCCGATCTGCCGTCAAAGTTGACTCCCATTCCAGCTCTCCGATATTCATAGACCAGCAAATGGACAAAGCGGAGCAGGCATTTAAGGCCGGGGCTATCGATAAAGAGGACCTTATCGATATGATGAGGTTCCAGAACAGCGCTTATATGAAGTCTAAACTCCATAAACGCGAGGAAGAAAACAACAAACTGAATGCCATTGCCGGAATAGTGAACGAGATAAACGAGCAAAACATGCTTCAAATGCTCGAAAAGCTCAAGAAAATGACCGCTAAACCGGCCAAAGGCTGATAATAATTGTAGGTCGGGGAACACAGCTGGCTTACAAGAGCGAGAGGAGGTGACAACATCCATGGCGAGAAAGAAACGTGGCGGCAAGCGCAGCAAGAAACGGTAAGTAATTTCGGATGAAGGGGCAGATACAAGCCGCGTCTGCCCCTCATCCACTAACGAAAGGAGAACCGACATGCCAGATCAAGATGCAATGCCGGCGTCAACACCAGTGCCAGGAGCGGGAAGTCCTCCGATGCCAGCTCCGCAGGCTACTCCTCAAGGAGAACCGCAGGAACCAAAGGGAGACGCAGAGGTAGCAAAGTCTAATATCCACGTCGCTATCTCTATGCTCGAACAATCCCTTTCTTCCTTCGGCTCTCAAAGCGAAGAAGGTCAGGCAGTATTAAAAGCCCTTGCTACGCTTGCAAAGAAATTCTCCGGCAACAAATCGGAGGAGATAGTACCGGCACAGGTCGCTGATGCAATGGCGGGCTTGCCGGATGATTATAAAAAAATTATGCAGCAAAGTAAACCAGGCGGAAAGCCGGCAGGCGCACCGCCGGGAATGTAGGGAAAGGAGGATAAATGGTACAGGCACTCAGCAGAACAGCTGTAGTTACGCAGCAGTTGTGGTTAAAGTCCCATGTGTTCGCTGATGAGGGAACGTACTTCGTGACGTCTGATTCAACAAATTCGGCAGACGGAACTGGTATAAACACCGGCGGGGTAACTCAGACCGGCTACGTTGCTACCACTCCGACAATGACGATTTTCAATAACGGCACGAACAAGATATATCTCGACTTCCTTACACTCTTTATGACGGTAGGCGGAGCCTCTTTAACATCATGGCGTTGGGCGATGTACGGCGATACAACGAACAGATATACTTCCGGCGGGACCGTAGCAGCCGTTGTTAACCGTCCTGACATGTCACTTGCGACGTTCACAGCTTCGGCTGCAGTAATCTACTTCGGGGCCATAACAGCAGCGGCCGCAGGAGCGAACGTAAGATTTCTTGGCAAGGGCATTTTCAGGAACGCAATTCCGGTAGTAGGCGATATGTACACCCTGAATTTCGGCTCCGTAGAGCAGGGGATATCTCAATCGCAGGACAGCGGAACAAACTCAATAGCGCAGATGTTCGCAGCGCCGCCAGTGATCATTTGGCCTGGATTCTTTTGGGCTCTCTATACTTGGGGTCCCTCAATGGCCACTACAAGCCCGGCAGCTTCATACCAGCTTGGTTTTGTGGAAAGGAGTTTGTAATGAAGAAAAAAGTTTGCATGTTCGATCATGTATGTGAACAAGGTACGGATGCGGTACAGAAGGCCGATGTTGTGGTCCGTACGCAAATGGACAACCAGTTCAGGGTCGGGCTTAAACCGGCAAAGGACAAGTGGCCGGGATTCAATGCGGTCGACAGAAGTACGGTAAAGCCAAAGGACACAGAGAATAACAACCCTATACTTATGGCCGTAATGGGTGCGGCGAGCATAATGTCAAAAGCAAAACACGAATAAAGAAAGGAGACAGCTATGGCAGGCAAAGAATTATTTTTCCCGAGAGTGAACGCAGTAGGATTCAAGAGGAACAACAGCTCGAAAGTAACAGGAAAGCCACCCGAAATCCCCGAGATCGCGGCAATGGCTGGAGGCAAAGATATCAAGAAGCGCGATGCGCTGGCAATCAAAAAACCCAAATAAAGGAGGTTCGTCATGGCTGACGGAACCGATGAAGAATTAGTTAAGATGTTCAGAAAAACACTGGGCAATCCGAAAACAAGGGACAGGCAGCTGAAACTTGTTAAGGAAGTTGAGCCTAATCTGCCCATACCAGAGGTCGATGCCGAAGCCCGAGTCATGGAACGAGTAGCGCCATTGGAGAAGGAACTTGCAGCTCTCAAAGCCCAAAACGAAAAAGATGCCATTCTTGCCGGAATAAACAAGCAGCGCGAATCCGTCAAGAGGGAATTTGGCCTTGACGATGCGGGGATTGAGAAGGTTGAGAAAATTATGATCGAGAAGAAAATAGGCGATCATAAGACTGCAGCCGAAGTAATGCAGATGAACAGCAGGGTAGCAACTCCAACGGTTGATGGCAGTTCGTATGTTCAGTTGAAGATGCCTACTGAAAAAGCTCTACTTGAAAATCCAACTGAATGGGCAAGGAACGAAGCACACGCGGCCGTCGATGAACTCAGAGGTCGCAGATAAGGAGGTCCTATGGCATACGTCCAACCAGTATTGCCTGTAACAATTTACCAGCCGCCCCTAGAATCAACGGCGAATCTTGGCAGAGTGAATGACAATTCACCGGCAGCCCACTCTATCCAAATGGGGCAGCTCTTCAACACGATCATGCAGGCGCTTAACTCTATGTGCTTCTCCGTGGCCGGCTCCGCTATCGCTACAACGACGCAAAAGGCAAAGACCGTAAACGCGGTGCAATATACCATTAAGGGAAAAGCATACACCAAGGCGGCCGCAGATAACTTCTGGACGCTGGACACGACATGCAATGTGACAAACGGAAACTGGAATGGAATTTGGCTTATGATGGATGCTTCCGGCGCAGCTCAGTTTGCTGCTGGAACTCAGGCATCTTCGCAGGCTGGCATTGTCATGCCTACGCCTAACGTAGCATATTGCGTTATAGCGTATTTAACAATCAACCCTACAGGGACAGGAAACTTTGTTGGCGGCACAACGTCATTGAGCGACGGCACGGTAGTTCCTAATGCCGTGTTCTATGACATGACATTCCCTGGATATTTTTCACTATTAACCTAAATTAAAAAGAAAGGAGAAACAGTATGGCAGCTTATGTAACAACTCTCGGCACAGGTGTAATTCCTGGAGCTGGCAACGTACAGACCGAATTGACGGCAGTTACCAGACGCGGATTTATACCCAAGATGATCGTACAGTTGTACAAGTCCTGCCCATTGGTAGCTTCTGTTCTCGCCAATGCCAACACTGCTTCCGGTGGTATTGATTCAATCAACCAGCCGGTTCAGGGTTCGTCATTCGTGAACCATCAGTGGTCGGACTACTCGGGAGCATTCTCACAACCGGCAGTTCTTACCGGCGCTCTCGACGCGCAGTATGACCTGAAACTCAGCATTATCCCTGTCCCGTTTTTGGGAATGGAGGGCATTGTCCAGCTCGGGCATGATGTTATCCCTCTAATCGAAGCAAGAATGAACGACGTGGAGGCCGTTGCCAAGGACGCATGGGCGACCGCTCTCTATAACAACACATCAAATACGTCGGCCTTCATCGGCTTGCCGGCATATATTGACGATTCAACCAACGTAGGGACCTATGCGAATATCGCCAGGTCAAGCAACACATTCTGGAAGTCGTCATATACAGCGAACTCCCCGACGGTAAACCCGACGCGTGCTCTCCTGCTGGTCTATATCAACCAGCTCGTCAAGGCGTGCGGTGAGGCTCCGACATTCGGTCTCATGGGCTTCGGCACATGGACGCGTCTAGCAGAGGACTTCCTCTCGCAGGAGCGATATGATGTAAGGTCCGGATTCTCTCTCGGCGGTGTCGAGTCAGGGTTCAGGGCTCTTATGGTTGCCGGCGTTCCTATTTACGGCGACCCCTATTGTCCGGAAGGCTACTGCTATCTGGTCAATTCAAACTACCTGTCTCTCCATATCCATGAGGCAGCGGCAATGGCATTTACGGGATTCCAGTCAACTATCCCGAATATGCAGCTTGGCTACGTCGGCGCCGTCGTAACGGTTGCTGAACTGGTCGGTGTCAAGCCAAAGGCAAACTCGCAGATTCGCGGTCTGAACTACGAGAACATCTAAGGAGGACTGACAATGCAATTCAAGAACATTGTAGGACAGAAAACAACTATCGACGACGGAATGACTATGAACATTATCGCTTCCGGCGCGATCAACTATGGCGACATTGTTACCATTACAGGCGCTACCGAAGTTGCCGGTCAGCCTTATCTTGTCGGCAAGCAGTCGCAAGCCGATAGCATAGCCATTCTCGGCGTATGCTGCGAGCCGGGTGGCATTGCAACCGGCGGGATTGGCAGGATTCAGATTGCCGGCATTGCTGATGTGAACGTAGCATCGGCAACTTATACGACACCGGGAGCATTGATCGTAACCAACGGCGGCGGCAATGGTTCTGGCGCAGCTGGAACTCCGGCGGCAGGCAAGTCCGTAGGTCTGGCCATTGGCGACGTGTCAGGTACGGTAACTCAAACCAAGGTGCTCATTAGGTTGAGCGACCGATAATCTCATAAAAGGAGATAAACAATGCACAGCGTCGTTGTTACGAACAATAACGATATAACTATATCCGATGGGTATGACGGCATGTCATGGGACTTTTTACCTAATCAAAAGGTAACGGTTCCCCTTGACGCTGCCGTTTTCATGTTTGCGTATGGAGTTACCGACCCCGTTGTGATCGCAGCTGCATACCGCAGGCATGGCTGGAATACCACGAACGGAAAGCAGTATATGGATAATTTCGACTTCGCCCTTATTCAAATGGTGCCGCAAGAAGTGGCGGACGAGGCCGATGCCCTTAAAATCGCTCTGGAGGAATGTCAGGGCAAGCTCGATGCAGTTGAGACCGAACTCGGTAACAACGTCACGGCGCTTGCCACAGCAAACGAGCTACTTGCAAAGCAGACCCAGGAAATCGCTGATCTGCAAAAGCAGGTAGCATCACTCACTACTTAGCAACGTGGAGGGTCCATGTCAACATTGCTTTCCGATTACTTGTCGGATTGTCAGAACCTACTCCACGATGCGACGAATAAGTATTGGACAACCGCAGAGCTGATTAGGTACTGCAATAAAGCACGATCTATGACGGCAGCGGAAACTGGCTGCACTCGTCAGTTGGCCACTGCCGTCAAAGTTTATCCGCAACTATCATGGGTTAAATTAACAGCCTTTAATCTGAACGATAGGGTTGCGCTCAATCCGTACAATGGATTTTATTATTGCTGCTCTATCGCCGGAACGTCCGGCGCAAATCAACCGGCATGGCCTACAACAAATGGCGGGACTGTAACAGACGGCGGGGTTACATGGACCGCGATTCAGGGCTATGTCTATCAATATCCCTTAACGGGAATCGTAACCGGAAGAACGGCTCTTGGATGTCTCGATGTGTATATGTGGTACAGCGGTACGCAAAGGCTTCCGCTTAATTATTTGCCATATTCGCAATTCTCCCGGCAGGGGTCCGTTGTCTATAACGTCCCCGGTATGCCGTCAATGTGGTCTCAAAATAACCAGATACTCTATATCGCGCAATCTCCGTCCATTGCATACATAATGGACTTGGATATAATTCTCGACCCTGCTCCGTTGGTAAATCTTACCGACCCTGACCTGGAGGTTCTATCGCCCTATAACGAATGTGTGCAGTTCTACATGGCATATCTAGCAAAGATAAAGGACCAGAGATGGGATGATGCCAATGCCTTTATGAACGGGTATTTCAATATGAGAGGCAGGACGCTCGCCAACGGAATCCAGCGCAGATTGAAAGGATACTAATGCCCACCCAGGTTTCAAAAGGACTAGCACCTTTCAGCACCGAAATGACGAGTTTCCGAACGTGGAACTCGGCAGAGCAGGGCGTTGACCTTGAATCTGATGAGCTTGCTATTTGTATTAACTTCATGCCGGTCGGCAATGCCCTTTATGCCGTACCAGCCTATTCTTCCGCGCTTGCTACTATCGGGGCCGGAGAGACCTCAAGAGCAAACCTTACCCCGTATGTCGTAAATCAAATTGTTAGTCCCGCGACCCCTAACGGGTTCATCTATCTTTGTACTGTAGGCGGGACTTCCGCTGCCGCTCCTCCAACATGGCCAGTGATCAATGGGAATAGCGTGACAGACGGCGGAGTAACGTGGAGAGCATACGACTGTACAATTCAGCGTTTCTTCTATGCAAATTTTAATAATGTGTTCTACTGGATAGTCTTTACTCTCGGCGGGATGGTGTACCGTATTGATTCATCATGGAACGTGAGCCGCATATCCATGCCGGCGCTTCTTACTAATCCCATGGTCGATCAGTGGAGCTTTACTACGGTCGTCGGTGTTGACCCTTTAAACGGATATTTCTATATTAACAACAACAATAGCCCTGTTATGTCCGCCAACATAGCGCAGGCAACGACACTTACGAAGGTCAAGCTCGCCAACTTTATAGAATATGTCATAGGCAATAACCACTACACAAAATCTGCAACTGACAACTTTTGGGACTTGACCGGATTCAACTGCACGCAGGGGAACTATAACCAGTGTTATCTCTATATAAACGCCGCCGGCGCAGCATCAATGGTTACAGGAACCCAGGCCGTTACGCTTGCCGGAGTAGTACTTCCTGCAATAGATACGGCAAGATCATTGGTAGGAATCCTTACCGTTAATCCTTCGGGTGGGAATTTTATCGGTGGCACAACCTCTTTAACTGACGGCGTTGTTCTTCCAAGCGTAGTTTATGCAAACCAAACAAGCGTTATGATGGTTCCGAATATTGCGACAGGGACGGCCATTTGCGTGTGGAAATTGAGAGTGTGGATAGCAACGGGAACTCGAGCAATCATGTTTTCCGCTCCTTCTTCCTTTACTGATTGGACCGTATTGGACGGGGCCGGAGCTGTCCAGGATTATTATTCAGACCTTACTACAACCATAAACAATATGGTTGGTACGCAAGACTATCTCTATGTATGCGGCGACCATTCTACCCATATCATATTCGGACTTCAAATGCTTTCTACAGGAACGACAACGTTCCAGATAGCAGATACTCTTCCCGAGATCGGGGCGTTCTATCCGGAGACGGTGATTCCTTATGCGCAATTCGTTTACATGATGGGAGATTATGGCATTCACGCTGCGCAGGCTTCGTCGTACAAACTATTATCTCACTACCTTGATGGGTTTTACCCTACAATATCAACTGGATTTACGCCAATGGCGTTCCTTGCAAGAGTGTATAACAAACTATTATACTGTATTCTTTGCCTTGCGCCTTCTCCGGTTGACGGGACAAACCATAAGTATCTTGTCTGCTACTATGAGAATAGATGGTTCCAGGTTGATTACGGTCTTGCAAACCTTAACTACTGTGCAGCGCAGGAAAATTCCAGCTCGACAAATGTTTTTGGAGCTGTAGGAAATACTATAGTACAGCTTTTTTATGCCAACTCAAGCGCTGTCTTGACAAGGCAATGCAGGACGAAAGATTACAATTTCGGACTTCCTGTAAATGATAAGCAGTCATTAAAGGTTGGAGCAGAGCTTTATAATATAACGGGATTAAATGCTCCTATCAATGTTGTAATGACCGTCATAGGGAATGTGTCGTCAGACAATGTTTCTATCCAGTTCTCCGGGTCGTCAATTCTTTTTACAAACGCATCAGGTAATCCGGTAGTTTTGACCAATGCTTCTGCGCAGGTTATATATATTTCGGCTCTTGTGAACGATATGCTTGGTTACAAATCAGTTAGTGCAAGGGGCAAAACTCTAATCGTCGATTTCATGGAAACCGGAAGTCAACTGTATCAGATACAGTCATTCTTCCTGCAAGCTCAGAAAGGAGCAGAGTGGTAATATGCCAGTCAATATCTCAATACCTAATGTTTTCGCAAACTCAACAGGAGTAATCACAACTCAGATTGATGCCAACTTTAACGCTATTGCGTCAGGAGCTGCATCGGTCGATGGTAATAATAGGGTTGTACAGCCTGCTAATCTTTTATGGGACTCTGTAGGCAATGCCGGCAGACCAGCATCTCCGGTAGCTGCGGCTTTCTCCGTTCCCGTAACAGGAGCCGGAGGAGCGCTTGACCCGAGCTTTTTTTCTGGTTTGGCACTTGTTCAAATCTCGAACACCACGATCGTAACGCAGGCATCACAGCTTATTACCGGACTTAACCCAGGCAACCGGTATAAGATGATTCTGAATCTTATTCAGAATACCACGGCTGGAGATTTTGAGATTCAGTTCAATGGAGATACAGGTGCTAATTATAATTGGGCAAGTGTAGGGTGTTATAATGCCGGAGCCCCGGCTAGTTATGTAGGTGCTGGAGCTAATTATATTGCGCCACTTCATTACAGTACGGTTTACCCGTCGGTTGGAACGTACATTGTCATAGAGTCCTTTTTCACGACTAAATACGGAGATAACAAAACAGTAATAATAAACGGCAAAGGTACATGGTATAATAATCAAACATCGGCTATAACAATTAGCGATTTTTCCGGTTCGTATGTAGGCGGTTCAAACTTATCATCAATAGCAATAGGGACAAGCGCGGGGACAATAAGCGGGACGGCAATACTATACCAGCTTAACTAGGAGAGTATGGCACAATCAGGAAGAACATATTTTAATAGCGGTACAGATTTCACAGATCAAAACCAGGCGTCTAAATTTATCATGGATTTAAACGCTCAGTTGGACAATCTAGTTGCCGCGATC